TTTATTGCAACTGCGCCGTACAGTGCAGATTGATCTAAACTCGTTGATTTACTAATGAGTGAGCGTGAGTTCGAGAAATCTAACCTCTCGGGTTTACGCTCAAGCAAAAGCAAAGACTTGTTTAGAGCTGCGTATCCATCCAGTTTATCAGTACGATTCACTGGTCTTGCACACCAAGCCTTTATTTCAAGGCGTTGGAGCACAGCGCTCCATCTCTTTGGGATAGAGTCGTGCAAGGAAAGGATACGTCCAATGCCTGGACTATCATCTGGGAGACTAGGTAAAGGACCTAGTATCCGCTCTACCTGTGAATATAGGTAGCCGGCTGTCCTACTGTAGCCTTTCTTTTCAAAAAGGCGTGCAGTGGCAGACCAAGATAAAAGTTCAGAGCATTGTTGCCTGTTCTCAGGTCGGACGGTCTTAAGGTAAACAGGAGTAACAAGTTTACCAAGATAGGCGTCGACTCCGCATGACTCTCTAAACCTTCCGGTATAGAAAGACTTGCTGGTATTCACCTTACAATTGTACTTATGTAGGTGATCGAGAACAGTACTCGCTGCGTGAGTGGGAATGACGATGTCATCACCATACACGTATACGTCACGAGAAACATTAAAAATATTCTCGTGCGTAACAGGGAGATTGTGCAATCTCAGTAGAGCCGCTACACAGATAGTGTAGAAGTACATAGACTCTACGGGAAAGCACAGAGCAGACCCCATAGAAGCAAATTTGCGCAATGGGACAATAGTCCCATCAGGCATTTGAGCTTTAGTCGATCGACAAGCATCGATAAAATCCCGAAGATCAGGATTAGTATCGAACATCCTGAGAGCTAGATCGTGTGGAACACGATCACTAGCGTCAGAAAGATCTATCGTTGCTAATAGACCGTCGATAGACGACTGCATAGCCAGAGACTGATTGATAGTTTGGTCAGTGAAATTCACATGGCCTCTTGTCAACCAGAACGTCTCGAGCCTCTTAACGAGGTAACTCAAGACAGCCTGTTGAGCATATTGCATGCAAACAGGCTCTATAGCTATAATACGGGGACCTTTGAGTGTTTTCGGAACGGGAGTAACCCGAACGGGTTGCTCCTCTTCCTGGCATATGAACGATACTTTCTCGAACTCCTCCGAATCGGTGGCGCCTATTGGATAGGCATTACCGAAGAAGGGGAAATAAATTTCGAGGCGTTCATGCCAACGCTGCCAGACGTACTTCCGATTTCCGGAAATGCGCTCGGCAGTGGCTCCGGGGCCGTGCTTAGGAGTAAGGTCGTCAGGCAATACAATGCCCAACAAATTACCCCAAAGAACAGAGGAAACCAGACCAAAATAGTCTGAGTCCTCTCTCGGCAGCGAGAACATCTCAAAGGACTGCTCAATTGTGACAAAGTTCGAAAACGCGGAGGACGTCCTCTCGGGCGTACACTCCAGTTCCATCTTTTTGAAAGCGAGACAGATTTGTCTAACGCAATCAACAATAGAGGGGACAACGTTTGTAGTATCTGAATCTTTGTCATAAATTCTCCCTGTCTCAAGATCGAAGATTTGACTGAGCATACCTCTTAGAAATGAGGGGATTGCTCGGAACTTTCGAAAATTTCGAAAGCTCTTTGAGTCAATAAACCCAATGTCAAGACTTCTCTCGAAGTCGCGACAAAATTGGGGGAGGGTTATCGTAAGAAAGGATATCCCTTCATCTTCGACTCGTGATCTCAAAGTATCGAGGTCACGTAAATCAGAGACATCAGCGAGGCAGCTCTCAGTAGCATCTAGATAGATGCAAACTGAGATCTCCAAGAGATCACTTCTAGTTCTTTTAGAACTATCGTTGCTTTTCAAGACACCTCCCGAATGGAAGGAAATCTTCAAACCAACGACTAGTGCCTCCCCCCTGAAATTACGGGGGCAACCCGTAACTGATAACACTCAATGCTCATTGAGGCCCCGGATTAAAATCCAAGTCGGATTCGTCCGGTTTCTCTAAAGTTTTCTTAGAATCGCGCACTTGTTGCACGGTACCAAGAACAAGAGCCGCTAATTGTTGAGTAAAAGCAGCCCAGAAGAGAAAGGTTTCGACCTTACTTGATCGGGTTGTAGTTTTTGAGGGCATTAAGATTCCCTCCCAAACAACTTACCGATAGCAGTGTTATCCAGCCAGGTCTTAAGCCCGGCTGCAATCTGTTCGCACTGAGTCTGTGTGAAACCAGCCATAGGCCGGTCAAACACAAGCCAAAAACTGAGAGTCTCAAAATCGTTGACAGCTGTCAACGGATCTGCGACAATCGAGATTTGGTCAATTCTCACCATAGAGTTAACCCGCTGACCCGTTTTTGGGGAGCCGGCAACTTTGTGAGAGATTGTTAACTTCCAAGTTCCATCTGCCTTTTGGTAGATGGTTTTGGAGCCGTTGTCAAGGGTTTGAATCCTTGGCATCGACTGTGCAATAGAGTTAATTGTTACGGATTGAGGATCGGCAAAAGCCATTGGAAGACCTCCAGAAGTATGGACGGTTAACCACCTCATGGCCAGAGTTGTCCGGTCTCAGACCATTACTAGGAAGTGGACGTTAAGGGCGCATCGGAATGTTCTTGGAGATTCCAAGAGCACCCAATATTGCCCATTGTTTGGCGGAAAGATCCTTGCCAAACAGATTAAACCCATAAGGAGTCCATGCACGCTGCCGTTGTTTGGTTTCAACGTATCGAATCCAATCAAGGGTTAATGAGGACTGCCAGTAGTACATCGTGCTTCGCAGGATGAATCTACGGACAGAGTGCCTCATTACGTACATGTACTTGGACACGATCCCATCGATTGCTATATCATTCACGAGGTCAATATGATCCCCGATGTTTGAAAACCAATCAATGAGCCATGTCCACGGCGTCGATTTCCAGACGTTTGACGGAGAGATGCGAGCTCCATAGAGGAGAAGTCTTCTTTGGAGATCGTTCCACTGACTGGAATAGTCAGGGTTACTCAAGTCAAACTCAGGACGGTAATAACGAAACTGACCCATCGCCCATACTCGAGTTTGTAACTGCTCGGATATGGTCCAATTGGCCATCGTATTACCAATTCCTGGGACATTTTGGGAACGACACATGTTCCAAGGAGGGGCACCAATCCAGGGTGAAACAGCCCCGGTGATGCCTCCTTTAGAAACAAGTGTCTCCTTTTCTGTCGTCTCCATTACTCTCACCCGCTTTATCCACCGATTATTATCTCGACTTATTTGGTCGATATACTTTTCGGAATTCTGAAATACGTCATGAAATTGACGTAAATCTTTGATAAAGGGGACCCACCCAAAGTGGTGGTTGAGAAATGAGTCTGCTACAGACTTAGGGTGCATAAGCTGACTGGATTTGGAACCACCCATGGCGAGATACAGGTCACGAAAGTTACCTGCAGTCGTCTTGAGCATTCCAGGTATGTCCTTCGCTTCGCGAAGGGCAACCATCAGCCCTGCTTTCTCAAGTTGTGGCCTAAGACGCGCATAGGCCTGAGAGCCTATGTCATCAAGTGAAGGAAGGAACCCGGCTGTGGGACCTGGTAACCGACCGATTTTTTGATAATCGTTGTCGGAAATCAGATCACCAGTAAGTTCGGGATCCGAAAAGCCACCCTTGTACAAGTAATAAAAGGACGGATCTGAATCTTCAGGAACCGTCTTAAATGTACCTTGGCCCTTCACAGTAAACGCCGGAAGTAAGATATTGGCGGTCAGAAATGGACCCCCATCCCTATATCCCTTATCCTGATGACTGAAGCCGTCAATGGCTCCATTGTTGTCATTGGAGAAGTCGGTAACCTTAACCTTTCTGCGACGAACGACAGGGAGTAATTCCCCTTCGATCATTCGCATAAGTGGTTTTCCGTTGCCATCCTTCACGGGAATATCCATCCACACGAAGTGTGAACCGATTTTCCTACGGGGAGGACGTCTGAGACGAGTCTGAACCTTTTGGTTCGTCTGGTCCCAGCAACGCTGGATAGACATGGATTTGGTTCCACCACCGGTCTTAATGACCTGGGTGGAAACAACCTTGTCGTCGGACTTTCTTCGTTTTTCGAAGACTCCGATCTGCACGCTATTAGCGGGCGGAGGGGCAGAGATCTTTTCTCTGAATCTTACAAACGGTGATGACACAGTCAAAACCTCCTTAGGGTTCTT